TTGGAGCGAGTAGAGCTGTTCCCGCCGACGCTAATCCGGGTATCATGGGAAGGACTTTACTAGCGGCTTTAAGAACGCCGCCCGGAAGCAGGGCCATGCCGATATTACCTATGACGTTACCAGCCATGCCCGCACCTGTACCCATCATTGCAGCATCACGCGCCTTTACGTCAGCAGCCTCTTTCTCAAGCGCCGCCTTGTCACCTATACCGGCCATAGCGCCTAATTGCTTTACGCCTAGAACGGTATCTGTTCCGGCCTTCTTTAATCCGCCTAGAAAGTTATCCAGCCCTGATGCTTGAGGGGCGGGAGATGGGGCTGTGCGTAACCGTCTAATCTCTCCAGCAAGGATACGCGCCCCTTCCGTATCTCCTGCTGCGTCAGCCTTGACTAAAGCTGATTCAAGCTGTGATGTGTCGGCCATTATTTATACTTGTTTAAGAGATCGTCTATGGATGGGCCTTTGGGCTGAGCCGATGGAACGCCTCCAGCTTTGATTTTTGCTCTCTCAGCCCCTTTGTTGATGAAGCCCTGAAACTCTCTCGCGGCGTTAACAAACTCTTTCTCACTCTGCGCCTTATCCATGCGAGAAATGGCCTCTGTAGCTTTCTTGCCCTCAGCCTCAGTAATCTGTCCACCGCCTTTAAGGGACTCAAACGCTTGCAGGAACGCGCCGCCTTTAAGCTGATCCAATCGCTTGGTGAAGTCAGCCTCAGGAGTGCCGTCAACGAATCTAGCTCCCGGTCTTAGCGTTGCGCCAACCGTACTTGAGAAACCGGGATGGGAAAGCAACTCGTCTATTTGCTGAGAAGCTAACGCGGCCTTGTCTACTGCTCCGGGCAGGTCTAGTTTTGCCTTCGCTCCGGCTTCGCCTAATTCCTTGCCGCCAGCCTTAGCGCCTGCAAGATTGCCTTGCAATGCAGGATCGAACTGAGCGCCGACCACGGGAGCGCCATTAACGTTTACCGGCTCCATGCGTCCAGTTCTGGCGTTAAAGGACATTACCCCCTGATTGGTCTGCACCGGCTGGAAGTACGGCGATTGACCTGCTCCAGAGGCTATCATTTGCTTCAGTTCCTTTTGCTGCTGGAATTGCTGCTGCCTGACTTGTTCAGCAATCACCTCTTGACGCTTGCGTTCCTCTACGGCCAACTCTCTTTCGTGCTGGCGTTGCTCACGGTTAAGCTGAGCCTCTTGAGTGCGGAATGACTGGTTATCTTCTCTTGTCTGATCCGCTTGCAGGTTAGAGTTCATAGCAGTAGCGGCACTACGCACATTCGGGAATTGACTAAGCATCGCTTCCTGAATAGCTGCGCGTTTCTCAGGCATAGACCTCTCTACCATTTGACCCTCAACCCCGTTGGCGTTTGCTAGGGGTATCGGTATCGCGGGGGCGGGAGCCAGAGCGCTTTTTACTTTGTCTATTGCAGCATTCTGGTCAGCCGTGTATTTCTCCCCCATGGCCTTGTAAGCGTCGTTACCTTGCATCATCATCTTCGTGCCGAGGTAGGACTGAAGAACCTTATTCAAACCTCCGAACGGGCTATTATGGACAACATACCCGCCTGCCATTTGGTTATTAGGCTCTTGTTCCTGGCCCTGCTGCATAAGGGACTGCGCTATCATTTGTTGCTGCTGCAATCTGCGAAGCTCAGCGGAATACTCAAGCGGGATTCCAGAGCTTCCTAACCCGTATAAATCGTACAATCTAATGACTCCTTTAAAGCAGCGTTAAGCAGCTCAACTCTAGCAAGGTATTCAGCATACAAGTCAGGATGCGCCTCTTTAGTCCAGTCAACGCGATCCTTGGAATCTTTCCTGAATGCAGTGCAATCGTAGCAATCCAATGAAGAATGCTTGATCCTGTAGTGAGCAGGCACATCCATCTTTGTGGACAGATAAGCCAAAACCTCTTCAGCAGTCCAGTCCTCTATGGGGTGAATCCTGACCATCCCGTCAGAGATAGAGCCATTACGAGAAGGGGACTTATACCCCTCTTCGTCACGCTGCCCATAGACTATCTCAGTGACACCTAGCTCTTTAGCCTTTCGCGTCAGAGGTTCGCACAAGTTACTGAAACAACAGTTAAGATATCCTTGAATAGTAACGCTTTTCTTGCCGGCCACCTCTTGCCCAAACGCAGTCCAATCAACAGGAACAACGTCAGACGGGATGCCCTGCTCGACGTTCTGTCTATCCCTATCCGTTTTAACAATAACCATCCTGACTAGCGTTGATGCGTACTCGACAAGCCTTTGTGTTTCAGGATAAGACTTGCCGGTATCCACATAAATTGCTAAGTCCAGACTGTCTTTCATGAGATGAAGGCAGGCCATAGAATCTTTGCCGCCTGAGAATGCCAGCGCCCTCATTACATGAAAATAGCGCCAGCCATCATAGCGCTACCCCCTAGACCCATTAATCCGCTTTGCGTGGAATTAGCCGCGCCAGCCTGAGCGTTATACATATTCATATCCGCCTGACCTTGGGCCTGAGCAGCTCCAAATACAGGAGCAGGGGCCATGTTCGCATTCTGAGAAGCGTTCGGCATAGCAAACGGATTCGAGACTTGAGAGCCTGACATTAGCGCGTTAATCTCATTCAACGGCGTTTGACGCTGCGCGAGTATTTCAGAGATACCTTGCTGCCTACGCTGCGAGTCCATGCTGAACGCTTGAGAGGCCGCGTTACCACCTGAGATTTCAGCTTGGTTCCTGGCGTCGTTACGTGAACGCTCTATCTGCTGCATACGGTCAGCGTACGCCTTGGTTCCAGGTCTAATGCCTGCTGCTATCAGGTCAGAGTTCGCTTGGTCAGTCTGCTGTGAGTAATCTTCGTTAGCCCTACCCATCATTGCGTCAATAACGCTCTGGCGGGTTTGATCGTAACTCCCCGGCATAGCGGGAGCGCCTGACAGGTCTAGTTGTTTCCCTATGACGCCCTGCAACGCGGTTGCGCCTTGAATGCCTAAGTCACCTAACAGCCCTTTAGTCTGGTTGCTCTTGTCGAACAGGGCTTGTTGCTCAGGACTAAACTTCTGCGTGATAGTGGGGGTTAGCCCATCGCCAGCAGTCGTAAAAGCGTTTCTATCAGGAGCTACAGGAGCTGGCCCCTTATCCCCACCGAAGAATGAGCCGAACTGATGGCCGGTGCCCGTGCCTGAGTTGTAGGCAGAAAGAGCCGTAGTGTACTTGGCTAACGCATCGTTATACCCCGCCGCGTCGAAAGTGGGGGAGTCGTTATACGATACTGTTTGAGTGCCGTATGGGTTTATTACGTTGGGATTGTTTAGCTTGGCTGATGCAATAGCGGCGTCTTTGTTGGCTGCGCCTTGTGCTGTTGCTGCTGCTGCGTAGTCTGGTGCCGGGGGCGGCGACGGAGCGCACATAGTAAATCCTTATAAGTTGGAAGTGGTTTGTACGCTGTCGGCGCTGAACTGTTTGCTGTACTGCTTTGCTACTTCTGTGTAACCGCGAAGCTCCAGGATACGCCCCGCGTTGTTAGTAAGTTTTGCGGTCATCATTACTTCGACTGCTCCGCGTTTTCTGCACTCATCCTCTGCAAACTTCAGCAGGTTTAGAGCGTTCCTTCCCTTGCGATGGGACGGCAATAGAAAGTAAGTATCCTCTGTTGCTATCACCTTTTGCGTGTGCATGGAGGGCATCACAAACATTATTGCGTACCCAACCATTTCACCCTTGTCACGCGCTATACACATGAACAGACAGCCTGCCTTTTCGTACTGAACGTATCTATCGTACGATGGAGCGAACTTCTGCCCATGCCTGTACATCTCCGTTTCGTGCCAGTGATCCACGGCAAGGCGTATCATTTCATTCCAATTCTCTTCCAGCGACTCTACCGCTAACTCCATCTATAACACCCCGCCGCGCTCAAAGACGTAATCACAACTAAGCCATTGAACGGTTAAATAGTTTGTGGATATTTGAATCTTCCCCGCTGCGCTATAGCCTGACCATTCGCTAGGGCTTGTCCAGTTTTTCACTACATCCAGACCGCCTGCCCAATAGGATGAGTCCCATAAGGACGTATCCCATACTGCGCCATTGGAGACTGTGTAGGTTGCCGATCCGGTTATGGCGTCATCCTTGAAGTCAACATCTATATCCGTGAGGAAGCTGATGTTTCCGTTGACTGCCAACACTGGCCTGAACAGACTGAACCGCTTTTGTTGTGACTGACTGTCGAAGTAACTAAACGCAGTCTTGCCGTACGCTACGATATCGTTTGAGCCGTCTATCTGACCCGTCCACGCCTTATACACAGCCGTTCCTGACGTGTAATACAACTCCCCATTGAATATCGCGAAATCCTCTGCGTTCCATGCTGTGAACCGGCACCACGCCTTAGTGATGGTATTCATCGCGTATTGCTCATGCGTACCATCTTCAGCAACAGGCACATTCACTATTAACGCGCTTTGGGCGGGGTAGACAATTGACTTCCAGCCGAACGTCGAGCCGTAGTCCCTTGCTGAGCTGGTGAATGTCGGCTCTATCTTGAAGGACAAGGCCATCTTGTAATCAATCGAAGCAGACTGCATTGCAGCGGACATGGGGAATGTCCCGTTCTCGGTCAGGATAATTAGATCCCCGCCGTACTGAGTCATACACCTCCTGCCTAGCGGCCTTCCCACGAAGTACGCCCCAACCTTTGCCCATGACGTAGCACTCGCTGGATTGTTGCCCTGATAGACAATAGCCTCACCCTCAGACGTGACGAATACAGCAACATCGTCTTGCCCGTCCCCGGCGTCCCGCGTCCAGCTCGCCATGCCTATGAGATACCCGCCGCGCTTGCACTCCCCTGATATGTCAAACTCAGTCAACGCGCCGCCCGCTGCGCCAGCTGTCAGATACCAGAATGAAAGGCTGTCTTTCTCTATGAAAAACAAGCGCCCCTTGTAAACATTCAGGCCAATTATCTTTGTTGTCGTTAAGCCGGTCAGGGATGGGGTCGTCACCCCATCGACAGCCGTCCATGTAGTCCCATCGTAATACAGGGGCTTGTCTACCCCGTTGACCATGATGAGCCAGTTACTTGTCCCATCCCCGAACATAGACCATTGGTACTTTCCGTTCGTAGGAGTGGCTACAGAAGCTCCTACAGCACCTGAACTTGATACGTCATACACTCCTGACGCGGTAGCACAGAACATCTTATTAGTGCCTGAGAGAGCGTTATAGACCGCGAGAGTCTTGCCGCTACCCGTCATTCCGGTTGCATGGCTTGCGTATCCGCCGCGTATCTCACAGTACGAGGTTTGGGGGAACCAGTTAACCAGGGCTACCGCGTCTATGGGCTTCATTTCCGCTAGAGCATCCCTTGTGTTCCAGCCCCCTACGGGAGCAGGGATAGACTTGACAGAAGAGACTTGTGAGCGGGGAGCCGCACCTTTACCTCTTAACGGAACTCTCATAGCGCCCAACTACCAGAGGGGATAAACACATTAGGCCCAACTTCACGCCTGTTGCCGTCCATGCTTAATACTCTCTTGCCGCCGTCGCGCCCCAAAGCGTCCTTTACCTGCATCTCATAGGTACGGAATAGCTCAGCGTAGTCCAGCCCCTTTTCTCTCAACCAGCGCCAACGTAAGCCCATCAGGAACAGCTCTTCAGGGAGTAGGACAGTATCCGTATCCAGAGTGAAGTAGTTTTTATAGGTCGTTCCGTCAGCCGCTAAAATCCAGTTTTTAGAGATATACTCGAACGCCCATGACTCGCCAGCGGATGGGGTGGGGGTGACTAACAGCTTGCCGCCGCGCAAGCGATAGAAGTACTTGGGGCCTGTACTGGACAGGGCTTTTGTGGCCTGCCATGACTCAGCGTCTAACGGGCCTTCTACTCTCAGCCCGTTTGTTCTATTGAAGAACGTTCCGTCCTTGATGTACCTGTAACCATTAGTGGCTATGGACGTGATGGAGCCTTGATCCTCTGCCGCCGTGGTTGTGTGCGTAGCTTCAAGCGTCAATCCTTCCCATGCGCCACGAGAGGCAAGATCATTGCCCTCCTCTTCGATTAGGGCCGCTATCTGCAATACTTGCGCGTCACTGCTGCCGAGTACGGTAGAGGGTTGAGGGAGTCCAGTCCTAAGACAGAACCGCTGCGCTATCGTTAGGACTGTCATCTATTACTCCGCAAGTGCTTTAATAATGGTGTCCCGCTTCATGGCGTGGTGCGGGGCTTTACCGAACTTCGCTATATACTGGTTACGCAGCTCGTCATCTTCATCAATTACGCTAGAGATAACAGTGGCTTGCGCTTGAGTGTTAGCGGAATGGATGAATGTTTCCATCTGCTTTGCGAGGGCTTCAACTTGACTTTTCAGGGCTTGATTCTCAGCCTTCAGGGCCGCGTGTTCCTGAGTAAGCATCCCCTTGTCCTCAAGCTGCCTGAGCCATGCAGCGGCCTTGTGTCTCAGGTCTACGCCGCCCATCCCAATACGCCGGATACCTTCGTCGTTGAGTTTGGCTAAATCCTCTACCGTGAGGATATTGAGGCCAATGAGATTCTTTGCCTGAGCCGGGGAGATAACGCCCCATCCTTTAATTGGAGTCCCATTCAGAGGGATTTCCTCACCACGCTTCCAGTGTTCGTAACTTTCCTTATATCTCTCAAGCCACGCTTGCGGCATACGGGACTCTCTTACGCTTCTATGCAGCCCCTTAAACCATTCATCTACGTTGTGAACCATTACGTCACGCGATCCAGGCGGCGTAATCAATGCAACGTCTACGTCCTTTTCTATGTACCGGCCTTGTTCAATACTTGCATTGCGATCTTCTACCCCGCGACGTTCAAAACGAACCAAAGGGGGGCGCTCAGTGGCGTCAACCATTCCAGCTACACTCATTTATTCTCCTGTTAGGCTTTGCGGTAAGCTCTGTAAGAACTCACTGGAAAACCTCCCCCGAAGGGGAGGGGGTTACTTAGTCCGGGCAGGTCAGCATTACGATCTTCGCGGAAGCGTCAATAGCAATCGCGCAAATGTGATCCGTAACCAGAGCCGAAACATCCACCGTGCCGTCAGTAGAGCCAACGGGGGTAAGGGCGTTACCATCTGCGCCAGCGGTCAAAGCCGTGGTCAGAGTGGCCGGGCCTTTGGTCTGAATCCAGCCGTAACCTTGATCCGCAATGACAGCTTGGAATACACCAGCACCCACACCAGCCGAGTCCGACAAATCCATGGTCACGATATCAATCTGACC